ATTGAGGAGAAATCATGAGTCTAATAAACGTCGTTCGTGCTCTTTCAGCACTTATCGAAATAGTTAAACTCTTGAAGCCTTCTTTTAGGGTCGGGCGAAAGTTCGGTGGCTTAAAGCCATCGTCAAAGGAGAAATCCAATGACAATCACTAGCACCTCGCAGTTGAGCTATCGGAAAGCCACGTTCACGTATTATGAACATGCGTCGATTTGGCCCGGTTGTCTCTTCTACCGTGCGAGGTCAGGCGGTACTGCATCAACTTCATATGAATCGTGTTCGAAGACCAAAGACAGTGTCAATGGTTCCGGATATTATATCAAGAAGAAGGTGTACGTTTCGTTTGTACCTCAACGTCCTCTAAAGAAGCCGATCGAGCCTAAACTTCGTTTAAGCCGATTGCCGATTAAACCTACGAAGAGACCTAGTCAGTCTCAACGCAGTTTTAATCGTGTCCTGAACGCTTATAATCAACTTTTTAATAAAGTTGTTGTAAAGCGAGCAAGACAATTAGAGGGTTATAACGTTGCTTTGCAACGTTATAAGGTGCGACTCGAGTCCTGGATTAAGTATACATCCTGGGCATCCGCGGGGCGTCCTGTAATGAAGCGTGTTCGCAGTAAGCTAGCGCTAAGTAATCATCCTTATACGCTAACTCAAGTGAATACAACTCCTCTTTCAGGAAATGTCAAAACAAGCATGCGGAACCGTACCATAACTGGCTGCTACACCGATGTCTGGTCTTTACCAGATGCTCGAGGTAGCAACCTTCTTATGACTACAGTTGACGGCGATTGCGAATTTGTCATGGGGACTCCGGTTTATCCCGGAGCTCCCGCTGACTATTCGGCTTGTTTAGGGTCCTCTGATTCCCATGCTAGAGCTAAGCTCCGGCAGAACATGAATGAGCAACATGCTCACGTGGGGAATATTATTGCAGAGAGACACCAGACCATCAAGATGTTAGGTGACATAGCAAAGCTAATATTAAAGGCTACGCCTCGTCAGCTCCTTAAATCCGCTTTATCGCGGGAAGGTGCTTCGAACGCAGTCCTTGCTTATAACTTTGGTATCAAACCACTCATCGAAGATGCCTACGGTATCGCGCAGTCACTTGCTAAATTGACCAGTTTACCGGACAAAATAACAGTGCACGGCAAGAGCACAAAGCGTTTTAGCAGTTTAGTGAAAACCGAGACTCTTGTTTCATCAGGTATACCTTACCTGGTGAAGCAATTTTTCGAGGAGACCACTATTACTACTCATTATGCTTGTGACTATTCCATTGATAATGGAACCTTGTCGTATCTCAATGGCATCGGTCTTGTGAACCCTGCCGAGATTGCGTGGGAAGTAATGCCTTGGTCGTTTGTTATTGATTGGTTCTGGCCCATTGGTAATTTTATCTCTGCCATCTCTTCAGAGGCAGGGTTAAGTTTCATGGGTGGAACCAAAACAGTAACAACGCATCGAGTCATGACTGCGAAGTATGCTTATACTGGCATACCTCGAGCTGCAGAACAGTATACGCGTGAGTATGGAACTGCAATTGGTTCAAAGATCATTAAGTCTAAGGTGAGGACTGTGCTTAGTAGCACCCCTCAACTACAACTTCCTGATTTTAAGAGCCCGTTCAGTTTCACACATATCGCGGAAACTCTCGCGTTGATTAGTCAACGTATCCGTTAACTCCTTGGAGTACAACCATGCCTGCTTTTTCTACGATTACGCTCAACGATGGTCAAGCGACCCCCGTTGCTCATAGTTTCAGTCCTAATGTGCTGAACGGTGAGTTGGCAACGTACCAAGACCGAGTTGGCGGGATTGCCTTGGGCTATCCTGTCGTCTCGTTGACTTCGACTGAACCTAATAAGAACAGTCGTGTCGCCAAAGTACGTGCTAAACTCGTTGTGCCGGTTCTTGAAACCGTAACTGGGTCGTCTACCGGAGGCTTTGCCCCGGCTCCGACCCGTGCTTACGATCTCACTGCCGACATGACGTTCTTTCTTCCCGAGCGGTCAACGCTTGCACAGCGCAAAGATATCCTGGCTTATGCTAAGAATCTTTTGAGCAATGCAATCATGACCAATCTGGTCGAAACGCAAGACAAAGTCTATTAACATTTCGTTATAGATAGTTTGTCTTGGAACATTAGGAGCTTACTATGCCTCGGGCTAGCCAACGCGGTTTGACTATGTCAACCAAGTCTCTCTTACGAGAGCTCCGCGACCATCGTGTTTCTCGCAGTGCTATTTCAGCACAGGTCAATTCCTTCTTTACATCACTTGACACTGCCCTTTCTCTAAGCTGTTATATTTTGTATAACGCCGGTGAGTTTGAGCAGTTAGTCAGCAAAGATATCAACCCGTTAGATTATAACGAGGCAGATAAATTTAGTGATGATCTTGCTGCTATTTCGTTCCTCCGAAAGTCTCGATTCCTTAAAACCGGAATCAACCTTAAAGAGGTCGCTTTGAATTCGTTCGAGGCGGCGGAAGAGCAGTGTAGAGAAACCAACCGAAACTTCAGATCTCTAGGTTTGAACCCTAATTACAAGGGTTCAAATGTATGGCTGCTTCATGCAGTCACGCAGAAAATCCAAAAGATTCTGGAGCCTATCGGCTTAGGTTGGTATAAAGAGTTAATTGATGCGGGAGCGTTCGGACCTGGATCTAGTACCTCCATAAGGGGGAACGATACAAGTTCCGAGCGTAAGTTCAATTCTGAACTTCACATAACAAGCAACCTGTACCGAGTCTTCTGGAAGAGGCGTCGCCGTTTGTATCCGCTCTGGTTCACTAGAGCAAATACTGCGGAACAACCTATTCTTCAAGACTTTTCTAGGGTAGTTACTGTGCCGAAAAATGCAAAGACTGATAGGACTATAGCCATTGAACCCGGATTGAATATCTGGTTTCAAAAAGGCCTTGGTACTATGATTCGACGCAGGCTTCGGAGAGTCGGTTACAACTTGAATTCTGATCTAAAAAATCAGCGTTCAGCATATCGAGGATCGATCGATGGTCAGATCGCAACCGTAGATATGAAGGCAGCAAGCGACACTATTGCTAAACGGATGGTAGAAGAGATTCTTCCGCCCGATTGGTTTAATGCGCTTGATACCTGTCGTAGCCATCGTTTCGAACTTGGTAATGATGTGAGAACTTTTGAAAAGTTTTCATCTATGGGTAATGGCTTCACTTTTGAACTCGAAAGTCTCATCTTCGTTACGGCGGCCGCTGCTGTTTGCGACTACCTAAAACTTGATGATTCAGACGTGTCCATTTTTGGTGATGATGTTACCCTGCCAAGTTCTGCTGTCACCCTTTTCACTGACTTTTGTAAGTTCCTCGGATTCACAGTAAATACACAGAAGAGTTTCTCAACTGGGTATTTTCGTGAGTCTTGCGGTTCTTTCTATTTCAATGGTAAGGATGTCAAGCCCATCTTTTTAAAGGAGAATCCGTCAAATGTCGAAAGAGTTTATAATTTTGCTAACTCTGTTCGTCATCTTGCTCACCGTCGCGCTTACCGCGCTGGCTGTGATGCTCGGTTACAGTTATGTCACCAGATGATCGTTCATTCATTACCCTCTCGGCTTCGGCTGAAAGGTGATGTGAATGGCGGCACTGGTTGCATACATAGTAACTTTGACGAGGCTGTTCCTCGGATGCTAAAAGACGGACATGAAGGTTTCTCGTTCATGTCGTTAATTAGAGTCCCGAAGACAGCTTCAACGGATCACTCAGGCCTTTTAGTGGCTAGAGTGCGGGCTTCCTTGGAGATTAGCTATGGAAATAGCTATCCTCTAAGAGCGGAAACGAACTTAAGGTATAAAGCCTTAAGGACTTCACAGTGGTACGATTTTGGGCCTTGGTTTTAACTA